CAAATAATTTTTTAAGTTATATAGACTTTAAATCAGTATAAACATAAAAAGAGGGGCTATTAACCCCTCCTTCAATATTCAAAGATTTAAAACAAATTAAGAAATGTTCAATACATCTTTTAATTGAGTATATACTGAACCAGAATCTGCATCTTCAGTTGCTACTAGAACAGTACCAAAAGATTCAACAGTCCTGTCAAGAGTAGTAACATTATTACCAGTAGAGTATGAAAAACTAATCTGATCATAAGTTTTACCAGAAGTTGCCTCCAAGTCAATATTTTTAGGATAACTTCCAACTCTCCAAGGTTCCCCTTTGTTTCCTTTAAGAAACCATTCATTTTCTGCTACTTCATAATATGTACCTGCACCTTTTGAAGGGGTTGCAACAGATGATGTATCTGAAGCACCAAATCCATCACCAAGATCGATATCAAACTCTACATAATCATATCCAATAACTCCCGGATCAAATGTAGAAGTAAATGATAATCCTGATAACAATACTCCTGCATCAGATGTAGCAGCTGTAGCTTTTACTACCAATTCAAAATTAGTATCTACAGCAGAGTAATCATCACCTTGATAAGGCATTTCGAGAGTACCGATGTCATTAGAAGTATCAATAGCAACTACTTTATAACATGGATCTGTCAGTGCAGTGCCTACTCGAAGATAATCACCTACTGCAATCGCAGAAGTACCTGTATCATCATCAATATCAGTAGCTGAGAAATACTTAGAACCATTTTTAAGGGTAATAGTATCAACACCTGTAGGAACAGCTGTACCTGCACTGTTAATTAATACTTCAGCTTTGATAAGTTTAGGATTTTCACGGGAGAAATTCTTATTAAAATTTTCTGCAACACCAGAAGCAATTTCTGCCTGTGTAGCAGATGCAGATGATTTATAAGCTGCAAATTTTACAGATTCTCCTCGACCCCATGTTTTTGAATTATCATACCATGATGTATGTAATACATAATCAGTTGAATCATTTACCGCAAGTTCTCCAGCTGTACCATTGAAACCAACAGCACGTTTCCGTTGAGTAGCAGATGCAGTATCAACTGCGCTTTTCTTGATAATATTACTATATTCAATTAGAGGAGTTTCTACAATAACATCTTTTGAATTCTTTGTAGCTATTGTAAACCTATCTCCAGCGGCAAGATCTGTTCCACCTGTACCAAGAGCAGTTTGTGAACCTGCAAGAAATACACCTAATTGTCCTGTAGCAAGATCATCTCGTTTACTGGTGTTTGCCAGCAAATCTAAATCTTTTCCTACCAACATGGTAGTTACATTTTTTTGTGCAATCATTTTAATCTAAATTAAATTAATACTAAATTTATTTTTCTATTTATTCTGACTTTAAACTTTCATTCATTCCTATTTGATAACTCTGTTGTTGAGAAGCTGCATATGCAATAGAAACAGCTTCATCTACAATGGCATTATGCAAAGTTTCATCTAAAATACAATGTCTTTGATTTGATAAAGTTGCAGTATCTACAACAATATCAGGAGGTGTCATTACATATCTAACCCTATAACTATTCAAAGTATCAGATTCAGATAGAATAATCTCTATTCTTTTTTTACTATTTTCTGTCTCAGTACCAGATGCATGTGTATATCTTGAAATATCCATTCTCCATATCTTATCTTTATAAGGAGATCCAAATGGATTATCTTTATTAATAATATATTCATCATGTGTTACAGGATAAACATCTATTTCTTTCGATCTATCATTTATTGTAGCAGTTTCTTCAACTGGCCACAGATAATCTTCAGGCATTTCTAAAAATATACCATTTGGATGTACTCCATTCTGTATAGCTGGTTTTGAAATAACTTTCACTCCGCCAGATTCAGATGTATAAGAAGGTGAATAATATGCAGGTTTAATAAGTTGACTTAAATCTTGTGTTCTCTTTTCATCTGCTTCTAAACCTTTTCTGTGTTTATTACCTTTTGGAGAATATCTATAAAGTACTATTCTCAATTGAGCATCAGTTAACAATTGACTTATCTGTCTATCATCATATGAAGGACTTTCAAAGTCATAAAGCTTACCAAACTTTATCAAGAACAATATTTTCATTTCATTTGCTTGCATCTATTACTTATCTTTAATACGTTGCTGTAAAATTACCTTTTCTTCGTGATTTTCCAGATTATCAATATAATCAGCAGCCTGTGTTAAACTTTTACCCATTGGTGCATCTGTACTTGTTAAAATGAACATACCACTACGTAACTTTATTTCATTTTTATCCATTGCATCATATATAAGAACCTTGGTATCAAATTTAGGATCTTCAACAACCCTTATAAAATCATGTACTGTTTTAGTAGTACTTTTAGGAGTCTTATCCTTTTGTTCAATAATTTTCAACAATTCGGTTTTCAACCATTTGGCGTTATCTCTATTTTCTTTAAGTGGTTTTTTATCAAGCAACCTTAAAATATTATACATATCGCTTGTTTTCTTACGAACCTTAAAGAATAGATCCATTGCATTTTCATAAATATCTGCACGTTTGTTATCATCTTCTCTTACCTGTGCATCGTTTACTAATGCAAATTCAAGACCTGGTTTATGTCTACTTGCCCAATCTTCAGCAATTCGTTTCTTATTGGCCTTTAATACAAAATATTCTAGAACATGTCCTGGAATACCAAGATCCAATTCTTTACCTTCTTTTGTAACTTCCACAGAATAACTCCTCCAGAATTTATTCTTCCAGTCATAAATATTTAAACTTCCTTTTGGTTTATTTAAAAGAACTTCAAATGCTTCCTGAACATCTGGATCTTCAAATATTCTAACATATGAATGTGTACTCATATCATATGGAAGTTGATATGTTTTAGTTGTACCAGTAAACATAAACTCACCATCATGCCCCTCTTTAAAAAAAGGTCTTTTTCTTATAATTGGTTTTACCTGAACTATTTCTCCAGGTTTCAATACAATTTTTTCTGCTTCTCTTGCAGATAATTCTTTCGCTTCTTTTACCATACTCTAAATATTTAATTGTTACTTTTAAATTATTCTGGCTTAAAAGTAATAGAAGAAGTTGGGCAGTTTCCCACCCAACTTACTATTTTATTATCCCATAACATTAGGAATCCATTCACCTAATCGCATTGGATTTCGTACCATAATACCACACCAATCAGCTTTATGAATTTCATATCCATCAACTGATGTTGCCATTACTTTAGGTTTACCCATACCTCCTGGAGAATAAGGATCTCGGAGACCAGGTATATATCCAAATTGCTCTTCATAACCTTTTGCACGTACCATTTGAATATTAGGTGCTCCATCAGAAGTACCAAAATCCATAATAGTCATACGGTGTGATTCTGCCAATCCACCTTCTGGGTGTTTAATAGTATTACGTACCCTATCATCATATTGAGGAATATGCATAAACTCGATACGGATACCATTAATATCAGCATGTTTCACAAATTGAGGACGCTGGAAAGAAGCTTTACTTCCACCACTTAAACCTTCAATTCGGTTATATTCAAGAGCATTTGCTCCAGCATATTGCTCAATAGAACGAGAAGCTGCTTTCAATCCATGTTCACCAGTACCTACTACAAACCTACGTGCATCCTGTGGCAATTTACCTACAGAAAGACTAAGCAAGTAATCTACAAAAGTTTCAATATCAAAACCATTATAGTACATTACATTAGAAGGAGAGATTTGCTCACGCAATCCCATACCAGCTTTAATTTCATAGCCACTATCTCCAATGTTACCATAGCTTCCATCTGCCATTCTGTTTGAGTTACCAAACATAAGCAAACGTGCTTTCTCACGCCTAAATTGTCTACGGAATTCCCAGTCAAGCTTATTCAACCAAGTATTGAAAGTTTTATTTTCTTTACCATGAACACCAAAGATTACAGGATCATTTGCTTTCTTGTTGATCATGTTACCAGGAACAAGATGTTTTTTACGAAGCATTGACATCCTATTAGCCATTTTAAATGGAGATGTAAAGCTTACATCTGAACCGGTTTTAGACAGCGTTTGTTCACTCAATGAATATTCAACGTGCCAACGTGTTCCTGCTATAAGTTCATCATAAGGAACATAAAGTTCAGAATCACCTGTTACAAGTTCTACTTCGTGAACAAAGTAAGGTCCTTCTTGTTCTTCAGTTTTAACAAGCAGTTTGTAAAAGTCTGGATTTGGTCCAGCAATTACATGCGATTGGAAAAACTGTTTCTCGTTAAAATACATTTTAAATCTGGAAATACCTTTTCCAAATTCATCGGTTGCTGTTACTTCAGTACCGTCAAGGTCTGTAGCTTTTACAAGAGGAATATTTTTCTCTTCTGCGCCTTGAAGCATCCATTCAAATTCTTTGTCGTCTTCAAGATAATGTGTAGGGAATTGTTCCATATAGGAAATCAAATCCTCTCCAAGATCCAAATATTCCAATCGTGAAATAAACTTACCAATTTTTTCAGGTTGTTCTCCAAATAGAGCACCCAAATGATTCTCTGTAGTAAGTCCAGACCACTCTTTAGATTCTACCCTTAGAGTAGGGAAAGATGATTTAGTTACACTCATTTTTATATAATTTAAAACATTTGTTTATTATTCTAATTGACTATTAATTGCATCTATTAAACCTTTAGAAGGTGTGCTAGTATTTTTATTCTTGGTAGATCTATTTCCTCTACCGTTTTTATCTAATTGACCAGCTGCTTTTTCCAATTCTTTTATGGCACTTTTTTTACCTGATTTGGATAAAGCAGACCAATCTGTAAATTCTTTTGTTGCTTCAAAAATATAATTAAACATTAATTCAGCCTGTACTGGGTTTTTAGCACGATAAGCTCCAAGTTTATTAATTGCATTTCCATATTGATCATATCCAATAGGTGTTGTTAAATTTTTAAATAACTTATCTTTTACCAGTTTGTTTACTTTTACTCCGGGAACTATTTCATCTGTTTTTTCAATAGTCTCCTTTAATTGATTCACTTGTTCAGCTCTGGATTTCTCTGCCTCAATTTGTTGTTGTTTGGCAACCTCTTTAGCAAGCTGTTCCTCTTCTTTTTGTAATCCTTTCAATTCTTCAAGAACATATTTTGATTCTTCTTCTAGCTCTTGTAAATCATCAAGACGTTTAATTTCTTTATCAATTCTTTCATCAGAAAACTTAGTAGTTTTTTTATAATAATCAGTTAAGAGTTTCTTTTGTGTTGATTCATCTTTTAATTGTTCTTCATCTATACTAGTATATTCTAAATTTTTATTATCAAACTCTAAAACTTTATCTAAAGGTAATCCTTCTTGATAATTATTTATAATACCTTTTACTCTTTCTGGAAGACTTCCAATATATTCGGAAATTCCATTTTGAATCTCAGAAGCCATACCTTCTTTTAATGTTTCAACATTTCCATCAAATTCTTCCAAGTTTAAATTAGGGAGGATACCTTCTTCCTTCAAATATTTAGCGTATGGAGTTAATGGCGATGCTTCTTCTGCATCTTCATCAGATTCTTCGTCAGAATCAGGCTCCTCCCGTTTATCTTGTTCTTCATCTTCATCAGAATCTTCTTGTTCTTCATCAGATTCTTCTTCGTCTTGGTTTTCTAAACCCTGAGGATTATCTTCCTCTTCATTGTCATTTTCTTGGGAATCTTCTTCATTATTCTCAGAAACTTCTTCTGGCTTTTCTGGTTCATCTGTAGAAAACTTTTCTTCAAAATAATCTTCTACTCCTTCCAGTAAATTAAAATCGTCTTCCCAAACTTGTTTGTTTTCATTGTTATTCTCCATAGCTAATATAAATTATTTGTAATTATAATATTTTTTATTAGAAATTCCAAATTTAATAAAGTTATTTATAGACTTTATTATTTGAATGTTATAACTCCAGAATTAATATCTTCATTTTCATTAGTAAATAAATCATAAGCAACTCCAGGTTTAGTGTTACC